ATTTGTTTATATAGATATACTATCATAAAAAAAGACCCTCGTCAAGAGGGTCTTGGGTGTTCCGACTTTTGTAGAGACCGCACGAAAAGGTCTCAGTCCTATTTATGCCTCTTCAGTCTGCTTTCCTTTCTTACCAATATTATATTTCTGCTCTAAAATCCACTCACCCTTCTCTTTGTAAGCAAGAACTTTGATCTGGTTCAGAGGAGCAATATCAAGCACAGACTCTTCTTTCACAACTGAAATAAGTCCCCAGTCAGCAAGAAGGCGTGCAATGCGATTACGTCTCTGAACATCATTGATCGTCAAGTTGGCGTGCTTACCATCAAGAGCAAACAACTCCTTAAAATGAACAATAAAGTATCTTCCTTGTTTGTGTAGAATGTGGCAACTCTGATAGAGTTTCTTCTCCTTTCGAGATGCAACTCCAATTCTTGTAAGTGTCTCACGAACTTTCAGGAAGTCATCAGGTTCATTCAAAAGTACTTCTACCATTTGGTCTTGTGACCACTGTACTGTGGGTTCAACCGTAGTACTCATTTTCTTCCTCCAGTGTCAAGTCGTTGTTTAATAAAGGTAAGTTGTTCTTGTGTAAGAATTTTTAGAGCCTGTGATGCCTTCTCATTACTATAACCATAGTATTGTTTGACACATTCTAAGTCCTGGACTTTATCCTTACGGAGCCAAGGAGAGAATCTCTTTCTTTTCCTCAAAGTATTTAGATAAAAAGAATATTGCATATCTTTGTCAAGATGATGATGAATATTCATTTCATTAGCAAACATGACACAATCAAGATGCCCAGATAAACAACGATTGATAATGAAAGGAGGATAATCCTTTACATGTTCTCTCAAGTCTTCTTTATTGAAATTAATCGAATTCAACCAATCCTTCAGTTCCATAATTAAATAGTAGCAATTCCTTTCTCTGTTTTTGCTCTCTCATATATTCACCAACAGACCTCATCGTATAAGTAAGGTCAAACTCAGCAGCATTCCACTTAGTAAAACGATCCTTTACAAGTTGATCTGAATTGTAACTAATCAGTTGTGGCATCTCACATTCATCACAATCAACCGCAAATTGATCATGGTCAAATCCTTTATGCATTGATCCCTTTTTACCATATAGATTATCCTTGATATCATAAGGTGGGTCAAGATATACAAAGGTATTTTCTTGATTGGTAAGAAGATAATCATATGAATAGTTACTTATCTTCCAGTGCTCAATAATCTTTGAATATCCTGGCAACTTCTCAATACCACGCAAACTAAAATTTGAATTAGATGCCTGCTGAGAAAAAGATGAACTTTCAGTGAGACCACTAAAACTACACTTGTTGACAATGTAAAAAGCGACTGCTCTTTCTAAATCAGTTTTATCCTTATCATAAATCCACAGTTTTGCATCATTGAAAAGTTCTCTTGCCTTTTCTGGAGTATTATTTTCCATCTTCAAGTCAACCAGAGCATCTTTCATCTCAACTCCAAACATCTGAAGTTGTTGCCAGAAGTTAACAAGAGGTTCATAAAGATCATTAACCCAAATCTTTAGATGTGGATATTTCTTAGTGATATGAATAGCAACACTGCCGCCACCAAGAAATGGTTCCCTAAAATCACTATAATCTCTCAAGTCTGGAAAGTAGGGGTCCATCTTAGTACAAGCACGAGACTTACCTCCAGGATATCTTAGAGGGGTTTTTAGTGTCTTCATTTATAGATATAGGAATCATTTCCAGCAACAACCTCAATAGATTGAAGAATCCTCAGAATACTTCCTGCCATCAATCTGTAACCACTTCCAACATAGAGTTGCCCAAGAACTACAGCAACAGTAGCAGTCCCCCAGAAAATGTAGTAAAACTTAGACTTAACTTGTGCCTTGACTTTTTCTTTTTTCATAATCATACAATCAGTTTTTTCTTATCGGGTGTAATCAGTTTAGATCCAAACATCTCACTATAACGCTTGGAGACATCTTCCTGTACAGGAACAATGTATACAATATGTTTTTTAGATACAGTAATCTCAGGATTATCCTGATCAATTACTGTTGCCCATGGTGCAAATCCTACACCAGTATTTGTAGGAAGAACTACCAGACCATTCTGAACGGTCACAGTATCATCAGTTTCAGAAACAAGTTCTGCAACTACTTCCTCACCAGTTGTAATACGAAACAGTTTTACATCAATCATTTGAATTCACACTCCACCATTAATTCAGTTAGACAAGCAAGCATATTTATTTCCTGATCTGCCACAAATGCCATTTGATACTGATACTTAGCAAGGCAAAGCACAGCAGCAGGAATACTATTCGGAACCATGGAATCATAACAAGCATCGTAAATACGACGCAGAAGTACAGAAGTATCATTATCCAGGTTGTTGACAACCCATTTACGAACTTCAGGGAAGTCCTTCTCTTTAAGTTTCTTAACCAAGTCATTTACTTTTACATCACTAAAGGTTGCAAGAATGCCAGCATCAATCTTGCCACTTGCAGCATATTTCTGACATTCATTCAGAACACGTCTCCAATCAGGAAAGTGCTTATTGATTAGTTCGACAAGTACTTTTGGATCTGCCTCCACATTCTCTGCCTCAAGTATAAACCTGAGACGGTTGAAGAACGTTGCTGCAAGTTTTGGTTTACTCTTGGAGTTGGTTGAAAAGTCAACACAGGCACATCTGGAATGGAGGGGTCCAATGATTTTGTTTTTGAAGTTGCAAGTGAAGATGAATCTGCAGTTGCCACTAAACTCCTCAGTAAACGCCCGTAGGAGGAGTTGTACATCATTGGTTGTGTTATCTGCCTCATCAATGATGATGACTTTGTGTTTTGCAGACGATGAAAGTGAGACGGTCGAAGCGAAGTTTTTCGCAGTGTTTCTGACAGTATCCAGGAATCTCCCTTCATCTGATCCATTGATGACATAAACGTCTACTCCTAATTGATTACATAATGCTTTGGCAACTGTAGTCTTGCCACATCCAGCAGGTCCTGCCAATAAAAGATTGGGGACTTCACCTTTATCCAAGAAGTCTTGGAAAGTTTTTTTAATATTCTCTGGGAGAATACATTCTTCAATGGTTTTGGGGCGATACTTTTCGACCCAAAGAAATTCATCACGACTCATTATCAAATCCAATCAGGTTTGCGATGGGGAAGTCTAACATAATTATCCTTTACCCATGGTTTAGATGCAATGTACATTTTATATTTGTCGTAAATATCAATACTCACATCATACTTGAACTCATCAGGTCCAGCAAAGACAAACGGTTTAGGACCCTTCCCAGAGCGTCCTGTGGGGTCTCCTGTGGGGAGAATCTCCCTTGCAGCATTCAGAGTCTGGAAGCAGGTGTGAACCCTGCCGTAGCGGGCAGCATACTCGGCACAGAGGGCAAACCCGTGAGCAAGCAACCAGTTCCAATTCATCACGAAATCGTTTGCCCAGATGGTGCAGGGGTGATTGCGAAAGGCACCCTTCTCAGTAGCATAGGGAGTCCCGTCTGCTTTAGGAAGAGTGCCAAAACCATGACCCCATTTGTCAGAGCATACGATAGCAAGCATCTGACAGGTCTCTAAGGGCATCTTGACGATGTGCTTATCAGGCAATACCTTTGCTGATTCCCAAGGGTCAGGAGAGGTTACGAAGATGTTCATTTGAACCAACCAACAAGACTAAAGATGTAACTTAGTCCCCAGTCTAAGGCAATGGGTGGAAATTCGTCAACTTGATTATAGACAATTTGTCTAGCTTCTAAAATTCGTTGTTTTCCAATAGAGTTGATATTTGCTCTTGATGCCTGGATAAATTCTTTCATGGATTCACCATTTCCTTTCTTGAAACCACTAATATACAAATTACGAATTTCTTTCATAACTGATTTAGTTTCCTCAGAGAAAGTAACTGTGCCACTTCTGAGGGGGATTTCCATTCTCTTCATACACCCCATAGAAAACTTCATAGCATCTCTGGTTTCTTCAATGGTGAGTGCATCTGGGTCTTCGTCGCGAAACATATGTTGAATGACACCATTGCTACACTCAATTACACGAAGAATAGCAAGTTTATCTTTCTCATCGTCTGACATATTGTCAAACACATCTTCCCAATTTTTCATAATAAAATAGTAATCACTCTAAAGGTCTAATGAATTCATTAGAAATGATGTCAGTTGATTCTAACATCTTCTGCATATATTCTACACCCTTTTCTGGTGTTGTATGATCTCCACAAGTAAAAGCATCACATACAGCCATACTCTTCTCTGGCCAAGTATGAATGCTAATATGACTTTCAGCAAGCATAGCAATACCAGTGAGACCTTGTGGATCAAACTTATAGACATTGAGATTGAGGAGTGTAGATTTACACTCCTTTGCTGCATTGTAGAGAACCTTTCTCATATAGTTCTCATCCTCCATTAGGTCAACATTACACCCTTTGAGAGTAAAGAGGATATGTCTCATCAACCAAAACTGGAATCAGGTTCCAGAGCAATATAATAGATCAAGTCATGATTCTTGGAGGTAAACCTTGAAAGAAGTTTCTGAGAAACCACCACTTCATAGGTTCCAGGAAGAATCTTAATATTCTCTACTTTGAAGTTGAAGGAGAAATCTTTATTGGTTTCACCAACAACAATAGAGAAATCATTGGAGGTGTCATTCTTCTTGTCACGAATAACAAGTTTGACTACACCTGCTTCACCAACAGCAGAAAGGTCTGGAAGTTGATAGACAGCAGATGCTTTCAATAGTTTTTCAAGTTGCTCAGTGCTCAACTCAAAGCAAACATCTTCTGTGGGAAGATTGATTTCTTTATCTGGAGGAGTCACAATGACATTAGGATCAGCAAAGAAATACTTAGAGCGAGACTTACCCTCACGAATAACAACATATCCGTCTTGAGCAAAATCAAGTTCAGGACTTCGATGAAGACTCAAACCATTAAGAAATTGATTGAGATCATAGATACCAAAGTCTTTTGTAAAATCCTCAGATACAGTTGCCTCAGCAAGAATGTTCTTCATCACACTGATAGTCCTAAGTTTATTACCCTCTTTGAATAATATGGACTGGTTGATAGAAGAAAAATTCTTCAAGACAGAAATAGTTTTATCAGAGAGTTTCATAGAGTTTCGAATTTTCATCACTGAGGGTAGGTTTCACGATTTGCATTTTTATCATTGAAATGCATCAGGAGCACAGCATAATGCATAATCTTCATAATGTCACGCCTTGCTGTGCCTTTCTTATCATATCTAGAAGCATACTTTAGAATATTGGAGCGACAGAATGCTTCACCATCACCGCAGGCTTCAATAAGATCCAGAGTTTGAATCTTATCATCTCCTGCTGAGTAGTGGGCATTATATGTATCAGAAATATAATTGCTTAGTTCTTTGAGGATTTCATCCTCACTATACTTGAAACGATTTGGATTGCTGTTAGTCATATTCAATTCATCATACAAGAGAGACCAGGAGTTAGTCATATTATATCAGGACTTCACCTCCTCGTCAATGGGCATCTGGAAATCAGCATCAACTTTATCATACAGTTCCAAGAATGCTTGCTTGGTTTCATCATCAAAACGATTCACACAGACTTGGATTGCCTTTGCCTTATCCTGGAAGATGCTGTATGCCTTCACAATGTGGACCAGACGACGAGTGCTGATGATTTCCTCAATACCACCATCATAGAAGGTCTTGCGAATAATATCTGCCCAGTCAGACAATCGCTTACAGAATTCAGAATCAGCACAAATCTTATTGAGAATTTTCTGCTCAGTAGCAACTGAAGGGTACTCTTGCTCAAAAGTTACAGGGAAACGCTCAAGGAATGCCTCATTCAGAACATTGGTGCCGATAAATCGACCATCATCAGAACCCTTTCCTTTAGTGTTAGCAGTTGCGAATACATTGAAACCCTTTTTAGGAGCAACCCATTTGCCAGTTTTCTTTAGGAAAACTCCATTGCCTTCAAGGATAGATTGGAGACAAAGAATTTTATTTGAGGCAAGATCAATCTCATCAAGAAGCAAAATAGCACCTCTCTGCAGTGCTTCAATGACAGGTCCATTGTGCCAGACAGTCTCTCCACCAACAAGACGGAAACCGCCAATCAAGTCATCTTCATCAGTCTCTACTGTGATGTTGACTCGAATGAGTTCTCTACCGAGTTGGGCACACGCTTGCTCGATAGAAAAGGTTTTACCATTGCCCGAGAGACCCGTGATAAACGTAGGGTAGAATAAATCGGACTTAATAATTTTCTTAATATCACTAAAGTTGCCAAACTGGACGAAGGAATCATCTTTCTGAGGAATAAGGTTTTGTTCAACTGCAGGCATTGCTGCAGGTCCATTATAAGTGACTTCCAATTCTTCCACAGTTTCTTTCGTTACTTCAAGATTCCACTTACCACGACTAACTTTATAATCAGTCAGTTTGTTGGTGATAGTCTGATAACTAAAATCATTCATGCTGCAAAATGCTTTAATCTCTGCAGAAGTCACAGATTCGCCGTAGGATTCGCGGAGACATTCGATGATGCGTTCTTTGGAGAGACTCATTTGCTTTGTTTGAACTGAAGTTATTATAGGGCATGAAAAAGGGGTCCGAAGACCCCAGTGGTCACTTTCCAGACCGTCCATACTTGTATCGTAGAGCCTGAAGAAACCATGCTTGATGTAAAGACTTAGGACCATTCTCAAGAATTTCCATTACTTTAGGATCCTTCTCTGATGCTTTCGCAATTTCTTTCCAGTTGTCTTTGTATTCGGTCATGCTACAAGAGTAATAAACTCCCCGAGAACTTTTTTATTTAGTTTTTTTGTCTTCAAAGATTTAATGAATGCGGACTTGATCTTTGCTTTAGTTGCACCGTCATCAACTTCAAAATCAGAGTCCTGAGAAAGTGCTGATGATGAGAGACCAAAGTATGCATGGTATCCAGAGTTCTTGATATTGAAACTACGATTCTTTCTCCATTCATTCAGAAGTTTTGGATACTCATCAGAGTTTAGTGTATAAAATCCTTTGAGGAATGTTGAGGCATCCCGATTCTCAAGAACACGAATACCAATAAAGTTAACTGTAGGAAAGTTATCGCGAAGATTTTTAAGCATCATGTCGGAAAATTTGTTCCATTCGTAAGGGACTTTATAAGTATTGCCAGTCTTACGATCTCGAAGGAAAGTAATTCCACCTGGAAGTTGACGAACTCCCATAAAAGATTTGGGATCCCAACGATTCTTAATTTCAACATGACTAGTCAAGTGTCCTGCCTCACCATCTGTCAGAACGATACACTGAACTTTTTGCAGTTTATTCTTTTTCTGAAACTGAGGAAGAATTTGATGAAGACTTACAAATGCTTCATTTAGAGGAGTTCCAGAAAGACTTAAACGATTAGGAACAGAATAAGGTGATCCATAAAAATTAGAGAAAGACTTTGCAATTCTCCAGATGTTAATCATCTGATGCTCAAGTTGTTTACTATTTGTCCTGCTAGTAAAAAGATTCATCATAGAAAATCTGCTATCAACAGCAAGGAGATTCTCTTTCCTCACATAGGACCAAGCAAACTCTCCAGTATCTTCAGGAAGTTTCCACTCACATGTGAATGCATATACCTCAAATGGAATAGATACTTTCTTACAAAACCAGACCAGATTATAAAGTTGCTTGATGGTATCAGGTAAGACTTTACTCATAGATCCACTCCAATCAAGAACAAAAATCAATCCATGATTTTTACCGTCAGGAAGAACAGAAACTTTCTTGAACAAATCTTCATTGTATTTGTAGGTATGAAGTTTAGATGTGTCAAGAACACCAGTGCGGGCAGTTGTAGCACGGGCATAAGAGTCTGCTGCCTTACGACACTCAAACTCTTTTACAAGATAGTTCACTTCTTTCTGTGTAGATCTTTTGAACTTTTTGAAATCTTGATCTACACTTTCAAAAATACTTTGTGAGATATTAATTTTCTGACTATTGAACCAAGTATCAATCTCTTTGTGAATATCATCATTGTCAGCAATGATGTGCTTCAAATCGACTTGAGGAATCTCAACATAGATATTTTCATGTGAATTATCATTGACAAGATTCTGCAGGTTATCCTGAAGAGAATCTGCAGTCTGAACCTCAGGTTCATCCTTCAGAGGGGCACCAGCAGGTTCATTATAATCTGCTTCTTTAGACATCTCACCATAGTTCATGGACTCACCAGAACCTTCTGTAGGGGCATCTTCATGCCTCTCTACCAGTTCATTTGCAGGTTCTTCGGATTCTCCACCCATCTCATTAGAAGGCATGGGCATATCATCAATCTTTTCCTCTTTCTCTATCTTACAAAATAGATAAAGTTTTTCTGCTACTTCTAAAACCTCATCAAAGGTTTCTGTATCGGCAATCATATTGATGATTTCCATTTCATCATCAGAGAAATTCAAATCAATGAAGTTACCAACCTTAAAATATAGATTTGCACGATCAGCAAGATTGAGATTAGAAATAGACTCATTAGAAATAGAGAAGAAGTCCTCATCATTTAGTTCCTTATATCCATTGAAAAATGTTTTGGCAAGTCCCATATACTTGCGCTTCATCAGTTTCTCGATACGTGCATCTTCAACCACATTGACAAACTGAGGAGGGACAGCAACTTTCTCCAACCAATCCTCATCAGGAGTAAACAGTGCATGTCCAACTTCATGACCCACCAGGAGATCATAAACAGTATTACTTGCCCTCTCCCACATAGGAAGAGTCAGAACACGGGTGTGAACATTGAAGCAAGCAGTATGTATTTTCTTGTGCTCAACGATAAGATCCTCAGTTGCAAGGAGTTTGGCAAGTTGTGATTTGATTTCGTGTTTGACTGCCATGGATCTGTCTCAGTTGAACTTATCATACAAGAAAACCCCCCATCTCTGAGAGGTAATGTGCCACTTGTATTACTGTCACACCATCCTGCTAAATCCCTTGACTTTATCAAATCTGATTACATCAGCAAACTTATCATGTAGAGATTCTTTATGAGATATGACAAAGATATTTGCATCTTTG